GCCAGTCAACTTCAGAATCAGTAAACGATTCTTCAACAGGGGCGCTAGGCTCCTGCGGTGTCGCCTCGGCTGCTGGGGCGCCAACACTTATCGTTGATTCTGCTTCTTCAAACAGGCTATACTTTTTGATCCACATTTTCACTCTCCTTAAGAATCACAGAAAGGTCTTGTTGAGCAGTCTCGTAAAGAGTATCTGCATATTCCGTAACGAGTGCAAGACCGGCCCACTCACCACGAATTTGTTCCCGCTCGTAAATGTTATCTGGGGTTGTCGCTTCCCGCATAATCATATCTTGCCGAACGCTGCGCTGAATATTCACCGCTTCAAGAAGAACTTTCCACGCAATATTCTGGTGCAATTCTTCCCAAGCGCGAACCAACTCTCCAGGTGAAAATTCAAGACTCATGCTGTTTGTCCCATTCCAGGTATTTGCATTTGATTCGGCGGAAGACCCAAGTCACGTTGGCTTTGCTCGAGTGGAACTGCGTTTCCAGCCTGAACCTGGCGCGCGAGTTGTTGTGGATTGGTTCCTTGGATCCGGAACTGCTGGACGTTCTTCAACCCCGCTAAACTGGCAACCCAAGCGAAAATGCGCCCAAGATCGTACTGTCCAGCAATTTGTGGCGCCTTACTGATTTGGGCGAGCATCTGTTGCCACAGATTTGCTTGCGCGTAACGATCAATTGGGATGCTTCCGTCAACAGGAATATAATCGTAAAAACCCGCGATCGTCTCTGGTGTAACGTTGGCAAATCCGGGCGCAAAGTTGGCAGCATCTCCGACAATCCGAAACTGCTGCTCGCGACTGTAAAATTGCTGAGTTTGCTGCAAAAGTTTTTGCGTCATTGGCGCAAATCCCATTGCTGAGAAAAACTCGCACACAGTCTTCAACCGATTAATCCCCATGCTGGCGGATTGTCGCACTTCCGTTGCGGTTTTGCGCCCACCACTATTCAACATCCCCATCACATTATCACCAACACCAGTCAGACGTTGAAGCATATCCGCCATGATCTGCATGTCGTTTATATGACCACGAGTAACGTCAACAACAGGGAGTTGCGCAAGAATCGTGCGAACGTCGCGACCATACGCCGCAGGTTTCAAACGGATGCGTTTACCAGCCGTGGGACTTTCTAGATCCTTGGAGTTCACCATCGACGGATCGTAGACAAGCTGGTTGTTCAATGCAGCTCGCACATTATACATATGGCTATTCACAAGCCAGGTGATTGAATCGTTGATCGGCTTCATCACCTCCATCATTGAGCGCGAAAAAAGATCGTATGCCTCCGGCTCTTGCTCTAACACATCAATTGGAAACTTACCGTGATAGAGGCCAAGCGGCTGGGCGCCGAAAACAGTATAGTCGTCAGCACGACACGTAAGCACCCAGATTTCTTCGCGATCGCTGTCAGCCAATTTCCACTCTTGCGGGAAAACCTTAACGTAAAGTTCATACGCCTTAACCACCGGGCGAACAGAATTCTCACCTTCCCCAACGGATAGATACTCATTATCCGAGTCTGGAAGTACTGTGATTGCGCTACTACCCTTATCGCGCGCGTTGTCCCCGTATTGTGTAGACTTGCGCAACTCGGCAGTGTTGAAATATTTCCCACTACGAGCACCCGCAGCGATCTCACTCCACGACAGTTCAAAATACCGACCGAAGAACTCCCCCTTCTGGAAATTCCACATGCTGACACGTGGATCTGGGAACGCGTCCTGCGGGCGAATATTGTAGATTCGATTTCCTTCGTACCCAATCACCTCCTCGACAACGTCAACGGTTTCTTCGGTTCCTGGGATAACAACACCCATGAAGCGTTTCGGCTGCGTCACGCGCTTTCTGCACTGTATCGTTTCCTTGTCCCAGTAATGCCCAATCCAACCAACACTGTATTTGATGGGATCGAAGAGCCACATAAATAGTGGGACAATGTTTCCACCAATCTGAAGCTGATAGTCCATCAAGGACTCCAGCGCCTGAGTCGCCATCTCACTCTCACCATGCCGCCCAGCAAGTTGGAGAACAGGGCTTCGCGTCATGAAAACGCTGGTGAAATACGTATGCGCAGTCATAGCAATCGAATAGCTGTATGGCACTTCGATTGTTGTGTACTGTGGAATGCCTTCCCTCCTCTGCTGTTTGCGAAGGGCGTCCGCGTCCTTCGTCGGGATATACGCCTTGAAGCTCTCCTCGTTCTCCGCCCAGACAGAATAACGTTGACTCAATGCATCACGAGACATCGTAATGCGCTCACGAACGCGTTCTGACAAAAACAATAAGGTTTCTTTTGGGTACTTCTTCACGGACAACCTCCAGTTACTTTATTGTTTGTGAGCCGTTTGCCAGAATACCGATCAAGCTCCGGCTCTTCGTAGTCCATGTCGATAACTTCAAACTCACCCTCAAGCTCACGTTGTGCCGGATTGACACTTGTGATTGCCATCGCCAACGCATCGAGAATGTCATCATGCTCTGTGTCGTCGGCAGGGTTGTAATTCTGCAACTGTTCAATTAGATCAGTGTGTGCGGCCTTGACGTGAAGACAGCCCATATGCAATAACCCAGCAATAGCTTGAATAATGCGGTCGCTTTTCTTCCTGCGATCCTGAACAGCGTCAATCGGAAGGAACGTTCTCCGCTTGTACATCTCCTGCTCAAGATACCATTTAAGAACGCGCTGATACGAGATCGACTCGACGGCCGCCTTCTGTGGGTGAAAGCGCCACACAAACTCGAAGAAGCGCGCGGCAACAGCATCAGGCATCACCCCACGTTCAGCGTAATAGTCGAGTACGTAAACGTCGGCGCCCATGAAGCCAACGGCTATCACCACATTAAAATCTGCATCAGGCTTGTCACTCGATGCTGGATCAATTGCAAGCACCACCAACATGTCTGCTGGAAGCACCTGCCAGTATTCCAACCGCGTAATATCGAAGGTCGTATCCTCACCGCTAACGATTTGGCATTCCATCTCACGCATCCAGAGTTGGTACTGCCGGCGAATTATCGCGGATTCCTTGTCGCGTTGGAGTTGCTCGGTCGGAAGACGCTTCTCCCACCGCGACCTGCCAGCCTCATCGAACACACCAAAGCGCAGTCCGTGCCATTGCGGATCACGCATACACTTCTCGGAAACGTCCTCTTGGTGTAATGGTGTTTGTAGAAGAACGGCTTTGGCCGATGGCGACTCACTCGACGGTGCAAGCGAATTCAACAACGCACCAAAGAACAACGACTCAATTTTCTTGCGCTGTTCAAGTGTGGCAGTATTCTCCTCACTTAAAATATCATCCGCAATAATCAAGTCAGGACGATAATCATCAACGTTAAAGCCGCGAATCTGGCCGGTGATGCCTAGGGCGAGAACGGTGATTGGAACGTCATCAATTCCGTGACGAATCTCAATCAACTCGTCTGTCCACTTATCGCCTTTACTCAGTTGAAATGTCTCTGCGAAAACCTTGTTAAAGAGTATCGCACGCTTCAACCACCGAATTGAATGAACCGCATGACCTTGGCTCACAGAGATGTACATGATGGTACGAGAAATTGCGTAACCAATGCGCTGGGCGGTGAAGACACGCAAGAGGGAGGTCTTTGCGCCACCACGAAAAACCTCAAAGGCATTGAAGCGTTCATTGGAATACAACGCCTGCCCAATTTCATCGTGAAAACCCGGTGAGTCCTGCCGAAACGTTTTCGGAAAGAACATCTGGCCGAATGTCCGAAGCGACTGGGCGCCCAGGACAATCGACTCTTGCGGGGTTAGCGCAACGAGATGGTCACCCACGATGCTTTCCCTTCTTTTGTGGGATAGGTTTTCCGGTTGCGTAACTCTGGCCCGTGGCCGCTTGACACACCGCATAGGCATTCTTGTCGGGAGATTTGCGTTTCACGTCTTTTACGCACTTTGCGACTTTCGTTCCTGCCGGCATTTTATTTCCAGCCTTTCTTACCGCCACCACCCTTACGCTTTTTGCACGCCATTTTTACGCTCCTTAGTAGTTACGATTTGGTTGATGCTACGCCACACCACATATATGCACATCCCGCACAAGATGCAATCTCAAGATTCGTCATTATGAAATCTCTAGATCGTCTAGCGCGTCTTTTGACTGCAACATAGCTGCAATCTTCGCCAAAAGTGCGGCGATAAACGGAGCATCCTTTCCGCTGATCTTGGCGTCACTAACGATAAGACCAAGCGCATTTAATTCTTCCTTGGTAAATTCCATTATGTTGCCCCCACTTCCGTTACACCAGCAGCGGCAGCGACGACGGCAGCATCGCGTTCTTCCTTGAACACAATATTTTTGACATTGGCTACCACCGCTTGCCGAAGCATTTCAACTGCTTCAGCGTTAGATGGCACAACACCATTTACAGTCCAATGCGACTTCAACGCGTTCATGATTCGTGTACCTTCACCATCCGGGTAAGTTACCACTAGATTGAAAGTTGCCATACTATTCTCCTATTATGGTTCGATTGCGATTTGCTGAGCAGTGCCTGTGGCAAATAACGCCATTAAGCGGGTTTTACCAGAACCGTTGTCCTCGGCGTAGATTCTCACGGAATTAGTTGGCGGGCTTGCTGGCGCGGTACTTTCCTGCATCTGTAATGCAGAGCCAGTAGTGCTACTGGAGCCTCCAAGATTAAGAATATTTGCAGCGTCACGATATATGCGAATGTCGTTAAACCCAAAAAAGGCTGTAGTTTTGAACTGACATCTATCAGAGCTTACTGTAACAACATCAGTTGTAGTCCCAACTCCTAGATTGATCACCTTTGTAGCTGCGGCATTTATTCCTAAATCTCTTGCAGTCCCGGTTCCTGCTGCTTCTGTGCCTAACGTTAGTACGTTGGCATTCCATTGCAGGAAGGCACGCTCATAATTGCTGGCATCTGTGTAGGTGTTATATAGGCGGAAGGTTTGTGCATTAGTGCCGTTGCGTTGGGCTAAGGTTGCGGCAGCGTCACGCCTTATTTGCAGATCTGCTGTTGCACTGGCAAATGTATCGTTCCCCCAACCAAAAAAACTACTACTGTTTACTTGAAAACTTTGATATGTAACGCAAGCCACAACATTTGAAGCAGTCCCGAT